CACTCAGTTAAACTAATTTAGTTCTTGTTGAACCAAACTCCGCCACCAGCAAGTTTTACTGCTAGTGCGCCGTAGCCGTAGTAAGCAACAGATACTTGACCTGTTGCTGTAATGTCGGAACGAAGTGTCAAGCGTGGGCTCTCATACCATGTAAAAGCATCTGGATTTACAACGATCATTGACTGATCTCCAGTTGTGTAGCCATCAAGTGAGCGAGAAACATAAAGATCCAAGCCAGCAACATTTCCACGAAGTGATGTAGGAACTACATTGCCACCTGCGTTTTGTGGTTGTGATGCGTTGTAGATTGGGCGACCGCTGTCGTTGTAGCCCATGATGTTGCCCCATTGAGTGCTATTAACAATTAAGTTGCGAGCAAATCCAAGTGAGCCAGAATAAACAGATGCAGCAGCACCTGATACATATGCTAGAAGTCCAGCAGCTGTGTTATCTGCTGTTGCTGTCAAAAGTGAGCAAGATGATCCTAAAACTCCTGCAACATATGAATCTGTGGTCTTTGCATAAGCAAATTCCATTTGACGAACTAATTCATCAAAGAATGCTGGAGATGAACGATCTAGAAGTTCAACTGAGAATGTTTGTCCGCCAGCAAATTTTTTAACATCAACAGAAACGAATGATGAAGTCATATCGGTTGTGTCGATTGCTGCTGCCTCTGCCTCTAGGGTAGTTGTTGGCACAGCTGTAATTTTAGGAATTTCGAATGTCATACCAGCAGCAGGAAGTGTGCCACGAGATAGAGCATCGATTAATCCACGATCAGCATTTGATAGACCATTGATGATCTCTGTTGATTGTGGTGTTGGAATTAAGCCAGCAACTGTGCCGGTTGTGTCAGCAGCCATTACATATTGACGGCTTTCCTCTGAACCTAGTGCAGCACGAACTGAATGCTCCAAGTAAGTTGCTTTTGAATTGATTGGTGAGCGTGGCTTTGTATAGGCAACAGACTGAGCTGCCACTACGACCACAGGCTCAGACTTTGCAGCTTCTACCGCTTCGGTTGCGATAGGAGCATCTGAAGTAATATCAGACACTTTGTCCTCCTGTGTTGTTTGATCCTCAGCGGTTGCTTCGGAATTCTCTGGTGTGTTTGTTGCAACTACTTTTTCAACTTTCGCTGATGCAATTGCAGGGTCAGACACCAAACTGACTTCATGCAAGGAACTTTGTGAAATAACCATTGCGCCATCTTTGTTATCCCATGCATCAACCATCACGCCAACAGAAAATCCATCTCTTAATCCTGTGGCTGCTTCCTCAAGAGCATCATCAGCTGCAAAAGTCTTTGCAAGTTTGAATGTGCCTTCTAAGCCAGAATCATTTGCAGTTATATCAATCAGTTTGCCTAGAGGTCTAGTTTTGTCATGCTCAAGTAGAAGTTTGACGGGCTTAGAAAAATCAATGCTGTCCTTGCTGAAAATTGTTTTGCCGGCTGAAGTATTTCCAGCCTCATTCCAACTGACAATCGTTCCAGAAATGGTTCGCTTATTTGTGTCAGCAGCGGTTATGGTAATTGGGAAATTAATCTTCATCGGATTAAATCCTCCTCTTCTTGGATTTGCTCAACGCTCATTGCGCCAATGCGGTTTAGGATTTCATAAACTTGCGCACGCTCTAATGCAGATCCACGCAAGAAATCATCAATGTCAAATCGAACTTCAACACCATTTGGAACAAAGTCAGCCATTGATAATCTTTGCTCTATCGGAGTCAAAATATTTCTCAAGCTGAAATCGATAAGGGCTTTACGCTCCATAACAGTCGTGCTATATGTCATGCTAGTAGTTTCAGCAGATACGAATGATGCAGGGATTCCAACGGCTCTTGCAATTTCAGTTGCTAAATATTGGCGTGCTTCATTTAATTGTAATTTTTGTGGATCAAATCCTAATGCTGTTAATTCAACATCAGCATTTAAGAATGCAGTCGCTCTTGTGTTTCTAGCAACCTTCCATGATTCTAAAAGTTTTGTTATTCGCTCTGGAGTAAGGTTTGTGCCATTTGATTTTAACACCATTGTTGGAACAGGCTCTTTGGCGTATAATTCAGCAGCCTTTTCTAATTCTTGTGCAGCTCTAATTGTGCGACCGGCACGATTAAGCACACCTTCATCTAATCCGCTAAATACAACTAAAGATCCAATGCCTGATGCTGGTACATGCATGCCATCGACCATGTATGAAGTAATTTCGGTTTGATTTGCATTTAGATTATAACTAACTCGATCAGGTGCAACTCTTGTCCATGCACGAACTCGGCTGTTATCTGATGCAGCATAAGAATCCAAAACTTGTCCATAAGCAACGCCATGAAATAATAAATCCTCAGCGATCCATGCATAAATTGCTGATCCTGCAACTCTTGGATCTGGTTGCATAATTACTCTGTTTGGGTCTAAATGTTCTTTTGTAAAATGATTATAAGTTTCGAGAGGGAGCGAGCCGGTTGTTGAGCAGATTATATTTCTTGCCCTAGCCAATGCGGGAACACTCATCGCCTGTTCTCTGGTTGCAGTTTGTGCGCCATAAAATAATCCGCCAACAGCTGATTGCAAATTGTAAGGAGTGTTAGCGGCTGCAACATCTACTGTTGGTGTGATTGCGGTATTTGTGATAAATCGGTCGAATAATCCCATTAGCACATAATATACCATAAATGCAATTTATCCGACTTGTATATCAATTTCCGTTTCTTGTTGTGTCGCAAAATATGTTGCTAAAGCCGAAGCGACAGCTGCACAAACTGCCACTCGACTTGCACGCCTTCCGATGATCCATGACCCATCCCCATAGGGCAGTTTCGCAGCGGAAAGTGTTTGTTGGGTCAGTTCGTCTTGACCTCCATGTTGTAATCGATGGGAATTGATTGCGCCCAACCACCGATCACAACTTTCAGCATATATCGCCCCATCCATATCTGTAATGGGAATTCCGGCAGGAACTAGCCGACTTGCGACAGCTTGTGCAGTCCTTTTGGAATAAGCGACAGTCTGAACATTATATTTTCTTACATACGGCGCAATATCATTTGCAACCGCTAAATCATTGATTGAATAATCATTTGACCAAGTATGGAGTAAAACCAAATTAAATCTTTCTCCTGATAGTTTCTGAGTTGCCACCAATGCGCCAAACTTTCGATCCGGACTTAAATCCAATCCAAACCAAGTTTCTTTGTCAGGATCTAAAGGTATTGGTTCGGTCTGACACAATCCCCATTTTTGTGCATCGATTGCGCTGTTAATTGTATCTACCCACTGAGCTAGTACCTCGGTTCGGACAATATCAGGCGGATCATTAATTACTGCTTTTAAGTTATCTGGATGAATTGTGATTCCCAATGATGGATTGGCTTGAGCAAATGCACTCCAATTAATCTCGCCTGACGGAAGCAAGATCGGAGCATCGGGTTCTGCACTCCACTCAAACCAACCTATCGGATCGTTAGTTGTAGCTGAAACCAACGCCCTCTCACGCAATTTGTTTAGAATTACGGAATGCTGATCTCCTGCTGATGAATAAACCCATACTTGCGGATTCTTAGCAGCCATCATTGAATATCGCATTGATGACCAAGCATCCTCATCCTTATATTCACGCAACTCATCAAGATGAATTGTTTCGGGTTTGCTCAAACCTCTAGCTGCATTGTTTGCAGCCTTTACAACAAACCGCCTATTGCCAAATAATTCAATTTCCTCCGCACCATGTTGCCATCGAATTTTCTTTACTTCCTTTTCCAATTTTGGATTCGCCTCAATCAAAGCAACAATCTGTCTAAATGTTTCAAGTGAGGTTGTAAGTCTGTGAGCTGATGCAAGTTGTAATCCTTCACCCCACACAAACATGCCGGTCAATATCCGGAGCATCATCAAAGTGCTCTTGCCTTGCTGGCGTGCCATGATTAATCCAAGTTCAGAATGAGCCCACCGACCATCCTCACGCACCTTATGACCATGAATACAGACGAAGCGTTGCCATTCCATAAGATTGATGCCAAGTTCTGTTGCAAGATCAATCATGTCTTGACCTTTTGAAGGTAAATCAGTCAGTTTTGAGTGAATACGGGGAGTTTGCACACCTCCTAATCCTGAATAGGTCGGATCACTTAGGATCTCTCCCGTTTGTAAATTAATCAAAGCGATTCAGTCTGATCGTGAGCGATCGAGGTGTTTTGTGGGTTAGAAAAGGAACGGGGGGTCGGTGGTGTTCTCTTACGCACAAAAAACCGCCCACCCTTAGCCAAATTGCATTTGTAACAGGCACTCAATAAATTTTGGTCGTCATCCAGACCGCCGAGCCGTCTTGGAATTACATGATCGACAGTATCAGCTTCTTGCCCACAGTATTGGCAGATAAACCCATCACGCCTTAAAATCCGTTCTCTAATAGACCGCCATTGTCTTGTAGATCCTGTTGATCTTAAAGCTGATTTACTCAATGCCAGCCTTTCGCTTTAAAATGTTTTAGAGCATTGCACATTGTAAAATATCTTGCACGATTATATTTGATTCCCCAGTCTACCTGCTTATAACCATCAACAGTAGCCAACCATTTGCTTTTACCTTGAGGAATTCCAAAGTGTTTTCCAGATGGTGAAACCGCTTTTGGATTCCACCGACTTTCAGCAAAGTAAAGTTGATCCAAACAATAGAACTCATCTAAGTCATTAAGCTGTATGAAAGCCCATTGTCTGTAATGATTTGTTTTATCTAATGAAGCAACGGAATCATCTTTTAATAAGCCTATGTTTAAGGCTATGAACAGAGGTATCACCAAACCAAACCTTGCGATCTTTCTGCTTCGCAGATCGCCCTTTCGCTCTGAAAGCGAATTTGCGTTTAAGGGTATCATACGATTCCTAATCCATCACCATAACCGCAGGTCAGACGGCAAGTCATGATCCTAACTCCCATTAATTCAATCCAAGTTTCATCGTATCCGGCAACACTCATATCGACATCCAACCTATGTATTGTGCGTTTGGGTTATCAAGTAGCCATTGGTCGCGCAGCTTGTTTTGGTAAGCCCAATTGATTTCGTGTGTTAGGTCATCATGAGAATTGCACATGTATGGCACTCCTGATCTACAAACATCCAAGACCCGCATTTAGTGCATCTAATGACAGGTTCTTGAGTGTCAGTTGCTTCTGCTAGATTCTTTGTTCCAATGCAATTGCATCTAAGGCATTGATAGACACGAAATCCATGAGCTGTGGAATAACCATCTAGCCAAATAAATTCGGTGTTTCCAGAGCAGCCATTGCACTTGAATTTAACCACCTTTACCAGCCCATCCCTTGCCCTTAAAGATTGCTGGCACAGCTGTATAGACACGACTTAATTCAAAGCCGCATCCTTGACAAAGAGGAATTTCGTGCTCCATTGGCAGTTGCAATACAATACTCAATCCCTCCCGATCACATTCGTATTCGTAATTAGGCATTCAAATTCCTATTTACCGGATAAGGAATTCTGTTGATTGTGTGGCACACATAGCATCGAAGCAGATCGCCCTCATGAAGTAATCTGTCATCATTGCAAGTGTCGCATTTGATTGTTGATGGCTCTAACTTAACTCCATCATCTGTAAAAGTTGCAGTTAGACCAGAGCCGTCAATAATTTGTAATTCACCCATTTATTCACCTCCTTCAAAATACCATTTTCCATTAGCTGTAAGTTTTGCCCATTTAGGTTCACATGCTTTTGCTTTGCATACATATCCATAATATGGCTTGCCTCCTTTAGAGATTCCCTCTTTAAGAATATGACCATGTTGGCACGCAGGTGGCTCATTTGGTATTGATGCCGCTATCTGATCTACAACATCACCAACAGACCACGCAACAGGATCTTTAGGTTTATCAGCTTCAAAACTATCTCTTAAGATTGTTTCAATTTGTGCTGACTTAGATCCTGCCTTGCCATACATATTTTGGCGGCTCTCTAACTTTTCCTTAAAAGATTGATCTGCCTTGACAGTTTCCATGCTGTCTTTTGTAGCAGTCTTATTTGAGCCTTTGAGAATTATTATTGCCCTTCCTAAACTGCTGCTAGCTGTATCCTCGACATACCATTTTTTCATATTAGCCATATATGTTTCCCTTGATCCAAAAGCAATGTTGCTAACTGCCGGTGCTGAATCCGTTGCATCTCGCCACAAGGTTGCTTGCACCAAGATAAAACCTTTTTCAGGATCATGACTAATTACTGATATATCAGATCTACCCATTGGATAATTGGCAATAAACCATTTGTTTAATGTAGCCACATCCTCATAATCTTCAAGATTAAATGCCATCAGCCCACACTCCATCCTCGTCTTGCATAGCGTCAGTTATTGTTTTAGCAATTGAGATGTATCCAAGTGCATCTTTGTAATTGTCATCGACTCTAGGATCCTCAGCTTGTCGGCTGATTTTGACCAAGCACATGAGTATTGCAACCTCATTTGGCTGTATTGGATAACCAAGGTAAGCCGACCAGAGTTCGGCAATGCGTTTATGGTTTCCGATTGGATGCCCATATTGAGAACCTCTTGAGTGCAAAATTTGGATGACTTCTTCAAAGAGCTGCTCAGTTTTTGTCATAGTCAAATACTTCATCAGACTTTGCTTTGTTATCAATCATACGGCGGTGCATATTCCACCCATCCTTACGACCAATCCAATAGTAGCGATTTTGTGCGCTAAGTTTGATTTCATGAATAATCCATGCGCCTATTCCTAAGCCCATAAATATCCAAGCCAGTTGTAGCATGTCATCTTTTGCGGTCATTTTGTTGCCATCTCCCTTATTGCTTTTGGCATCGCAACCGGATCTCGGTCATCGATTACTGTATATCTTGCTCCTGACGGATGGATCGATGGTGCAGTTGCAACATAACCCTTCCACTTAATATCAATACCATCATTTAATTTACCTCTAAATAGATCAGTCTTCTCAGCTGTGTAATAAAGGTGTAAGCCATCCCCAGTTTGAACTGTATAGGTTGGCTCAAACTCTGGCAGTAATTCACCGCCATTGCGATAATCAATATCAAACACAACTAAGCCTGATTGATAACAGGCTATTCCGATGTTGATGTTTTCATCATAATCAAACCAAAAGTTAATAAGTTTTTGGTCGGTTGTAGCTGATAAGTATGCCCTTTGAGCCAAGTCAAAGTGCGGATCTTTTTTGCGTGGCAACAATGGCAAGACTGCCCATCCTCGCTGCGCATAATCTAAGGCTGTGCCTCGATTACCTGTATCTAATAACATGTCGCTCCCTACATATCCACAGTATCTCTGTGAATACATAAAGTTTGACCTAAAGCAAGCCTTTTATCTACCTGACCTACGGCGTGTTTTATAACGATTAGATAACGCCAATATCCTCAACATCATCGATATGGTCATCAATCGTGCGGTCGATATAGTCTGTTTCACGCCCCATAAGACTTTCCAAGAGCTGTAAAACTGCCATCTTTGTTAATTGGAATCATTTGCACATTCATATTTTTGCCATCCCAGTCCATGATGACTATTCCCATTTGCCAATTGGCAAGCCCTTTTGTGTATGACGCCTTTGCTCGGTTCATGAGATTGCCAGTTTCTACTCCGTAAAGGGGTCTGTAAGCCCCGTAGAGCCCCTCTGAGTAGGCTGACATACCTAGTCTATGGGTATGACCACAAACGACGCTCTTACCAGCCTTCTTGGCTAGATTTAGGGCAGTCTGTCCAGCATTAGGATTCATGTTGCCTTCATCGCCATGAGCCAAGATCCAGCCCTTTTCAAATTCAAAGAATGTCTTATGGAATGTAATGCCCATAGATTCAAAATCCATAAATTTGGCATACTGCAATTCGGGAAGTGAAATCATTCCGGGAACTTTCAGTAAAGTATTATATAGGCGATCAGTATGATTACTGCGGATAATATGAGCCTCTCGGCTGTGCTCTGTGAGAGCCCAAAGAATTTCTTGAGTAGCTGTGCGGTCATCGTCCAAAGTTTGTTGATAAGCCAAAGGTGTTTTCTCAGCCCAACGGCTAATGGTTTGAAAGTCGATCTCATCGCCAACGCATAGAACGCTGTCAAATCTTTCACGCTTCGCCAATTTAATAACATTCTTGACGGCTGTTTCATGATGGTAGGGAATTTGCAAATCACTTATTACTAAGTATCGCTTAATCGTCATCCTCATCGTCAGTTGGATCTATGGAAGGAATAATCCCGCCATCGCCTACGATCCAATCAGGAAAAGTCTTATGCTCGGTCATTAGCCAGAATGCGTGCTCTGGTGTAAATCCTGCTTTACGAGCTGCTTTATAACATTCATGCAATGCTGTGTAATGCTGATCTATCTTTGTTAATGGTTCAGGAGATTGGCGAACGATACGCTTATTGATCTTTTTGCGTTTGATAGGTTTGCGTGTGTTCGCCATGATTAAAATTATCGCTTACTAATTAGGACAAACAGATCATCGACACGCTGTTGCAATTGCAAACTTTGCGTTTCTAATCTTGAAATTTGGTCTTTGATCGAGCTGCCAGAATTGGGTTTTAATTCTTGTAAGTAGGATTTAATAACCCAGCGCAGACCCATCAAGGAACTTGTTGATATGGCGCATACGCCAACGGCGATACCAACCCATTCGTTGGCTGTCATTTCGCATTTATTCCATAATCAGCTTCTTTACTGGACTTTGGATCTAATGCTTTAGCGATCGGTGCAACTAACGCACCAGCCAAGATTGCAAATTCTGGTCTGATGTCAGCGACAATTGCCAAAAGGACAGTAATGCCGGAAGCAGCCACAGCTCTTAAATATGACTTAATTGCAGCCTTGTGTTTGTTTGATAGTTTCATGCGTTGCCTCCTAGTAGTGGGATGTTAAAGAACTCTCCTGTTTGTTTTGGATGGAATGAAATATGAATATGTTTAGTGTGAGGATTTATGCCCTTGTATCTACGCCAACGCCAATTCAATAGTTTGCTGGCAATATGATGATTGTGAATTACATATTTGATCCGCTTATCTGTTTTGCCAGCAATTCGGATTTGATCAGCAAGGTAGGCAGATATGCCTTCGGCTTGACCTAGATCAGATGTAATGTCAATGGCACAAACCTCACCCGAAGGCAAGGCGTTGTGATCCGATTTTACTTTTTGATGCCTAGCGTCTGAAATCCAACCATCCGATTTTCTTGATCTATCAGCAAAACTATCATCGATCTGCTCCCGTAATTGCACAGCTGCTTTAGATAGGTAGGGTTTCATTAGCCAAGAAGGAGTTTTGCTTCATCCTCGGTAATGCCTAAACGCTCAAGTAGTTTAGCCTTAGCCTGAGACTTTACTTCGGCTTCGGCTGTTTTAACAATTTGGTCATCTGCGTATTGTTTGCGTTGAGATAATAACTGTTCTAATATCTCACCAGTTGCTTCAATGCGTTCCCCATTTATATCAACATATATTTTCTCAGTCATTTTGCTCCTTATTTTGCATATCCATAGGTGTAAACTGTTCCTGAAATAGTGCCTGAAGATAATGTTATTTCAAATCCATCAAAAGATGTTGTAGCATTGAAAAATCCTTGATGGGAATAACCAGCAGCACTTTGAACTGCTAATCCATTGATAAACTTTTTTGTGCTAGATTGTGGAGAAATCACATCATAACTACCAGTGAAGGCTGAAACTGCTTCGCCAATATAAAAATAAGTAGTACTTGCGCCATAATCGTAGGCAACAAGCGATAGAGCGGTAAAACTATTTTTATATGCAGCATAATTGTAATTGCTTGTAGTATTGCTTGAGCCACCTACTCTGAAATTAAACTTAACTGCCATCGCTGTACTTACTGAATCGAGTTTTAAAATAATTCTGTAATTTTCATAAGTTGATGTAAAAACACTATTTTTTGCAACTGAACCAACCGAAGTAAAAGCAGTAGCATCTATTAAAGTTAAACCAGCACCACCAGCAGGTGTAGCCCAACTAGGTACACCACCCCCTGAAACTGTGAGGACTTGCCCGCTTGTTCCAATTCCAAGTCTGGCTGGAGTTGATCCACTTGATGAATAAATTGTGTCGCCTGTAGTGGTCATTGGGTTTGTCATGCCTGATGCATCGGTTGCCCACTCTGGAGCAGTTGCACCTGAATTTACTTTTAATACTTGACCAGCAGTTCCTAAAGGTAATCTTGTATTTACATTTGCAGTAGATGAACGATATTCAATATCGCCAAGAGTTGTTGATGGGTTTAGGTTCTTGGTCGTAGTATCAACAGAAGTGCCAAGTGATCGGATCGCAGATGCGCCGTCCTTGACTAAAGCTGTATCGTCCGGAGTAGTCCAGCCGTAATTGGTAGTTGTTGCCATTTTTCTCCTTGTATCAGGCTACGATTGTAGCGTATTCCCATGTCAAAGTATTGCTTAAAGTATTCCAAGCCTCGCCGATTGGCACAGAATTCCATCTCATAGCCACTTGGCTAAAGCTGACCGGCGAAAGGTTTATGGTTAGGAATAATTCATTGAATCTTGTGCTCCAACGCCATCCCTCAACATAACCTTCAAACTGACCATTACTGATTTGAGTAGGCAAGTCTGCAATGTTTAATGGCATTCCCATGAATATGCCTAAAAGATTATCTCGATCAGAATTATCTATTTGTGAATTAGTAATTGGGAAAGTAATGCTGTCAAAGATCGCTTGTGGAAAGGCTCGAAGGCTGATGTATCTATCAGCAACCTCTTGAGCATCTATAGCTGAATGGATGACCGAATTGATGCTCTCTGATTTGTAGCCATAAAGGGCAATTGATGAAGCCGATGTCGCAGTTTTCTGAGATCCAAAATTGTTGCCATAATTAATAAAGATGTCATTGCGAATATCAGCTGCTTTTGTAGTTGTGCGCAATCCTGAACCAATAGCATGATTGGCAGATAGATCAACATAACCATTGGCAATTAAATATGTTTGGCGGTGGTCAGCATCAGCATATCCAATGTTTCCTTCATTATCCTCATAAATATATCCAAATGCGCTATTAGCAATTAATGAAGCGATGTTATAAATAGTATCCGGAGAAGCATCTCGGTTCTCCATTGTGTAAAGACCCGGCTGATCAATCTCACCTAATCCAATGTTAAATGCATTTGCCCAAGTTTCAGTTGCGGAATATCCTGCCCAAGTAGAAGCTGCTGGCACATCATTCCAAGCCCCAAGCAATACGCTTGAAAGCAAATCATAAATTTGGTTGCCATCCTCATCTTGAGATATTGTGCCGTTGTATATTTCTTTTGCCAATTTAACAATAGATCCCATTGCAAGAATGGTGTATTCAATAACATTTGCGATCGATCCTGTTGCACCAACTTCAACAGTTATATCGGTAACATCTCCACCAAATAGATTTACATAAGTTCCTGCGCTGTTTTTTACCTGCAAACTTAAACTGTCATTTATCCCAAATGGAAAGGTTTGACCAGCCAAAGCAACAACTGTGCATTGCAAATAAGATGGGTTTGGTTGGGTGTAAATATCATCTCGACCTGATTGATGAATTATGTCGCTGATCGTTAAATTTGTGTATTCAGTTCCAGCAACAGTCAGTTTCCATTCTGGTGTCCAGACTGTCATTATCCGCCCTTGATGCCGTTATTGTAGAGCTGTGGAACTGATCTTGATGCGCTTTGATTCAATACTTTTGCAACGGCTCTTGCAGCACCTTCACTATCAACGGCTTGAACTGAAACATTATTAATGATAGTTGGATTACCTGAACCATAAGTGAAATTAGAACTTGGAACTGATGGGGTTTGTCCAAGCATTGCACCAGTCTTTGATGGATTTGGAATATATCCAATATCTGCTCCGGGCTTAATTAAATTCACAACTCTAATGGCTTGGTTTGCAAACTCAACCAATAAACCAATTGCTTCTCTTACAAATGTAATAAATCCTGAAATAATTCCAGCAACGGCAGAAATTGCTTTACCGAATGATTCAGCACCCTTTTGGCTCTCGTTCAAAGAATTAGTTAAACCTTCATCTCCAGTTAATCCTGCTATGAATGCGTTAAGGGCTGGAATGCCAGTTTCATTTAAGAAACCAATAAACTTCTCAACCTGTGGCAATAAAGCAACGCCAAGACTTTCCTTTGCCTCATCAAATCCAACTTTTAAGCGATCAATCTTTCCTTGAAATGTTTCGGCATTTGTAGCTGCTGCTCCACCATAAAGATCTGAAAGTTTTTGTTGCACCTCTGTAAATGAAAGTGTGGCAAGTTCGCTCTTTGATAATCCAAGACCTAATCTGCCAAGAGCTGTGGTGTTTCCATCTTGAGCACGACCCAAAGCGTTTGCAACAGTTTCTAATTCAATGCCACGACCTTTTGCAATATCTAAAGCAAGGTTTAATAACTTTTGGGCTTCCTCGGTTGATTTTGTAGAAACTGCCAATCTCTGCATCGCTGGTCTAAGTTGGTCATCAGCCACGCCAGTTGCAAGTGAGGTCTTGAGGATATATGCCTCAGTAGCCTTTATTTGGTCATCAGTTGCCCCTGTGGCGGTCTTTAACGCAGCAGCCAACCTTAACTGTGCTTGCTCATCCTCTATCGCTGATTTGACCCCATCAATGGCTAATTTAGTGCCATAGGCAACGGCAGCAGCAGCAGCAACCGCAAATGCAGCAGCCGCTCTTTTACCAAATGCGCCGACCTTATCTCCAAAGGTTTGTATCTCATCATCGGCTTTTTTTAATCCTTTTTGCAGATTATCAATATCAGCAGCAAGGGAAAGCGTTAAGGTTCTAGATGCCATCTGACCAGTCTTTTCTAATCTCCAAAATTATTTCCTCAAACTCTTTAATGATAGTCGGTTGCAAATGTCTAATGGTTGGATAAATAAACCAACCTCTTGAACCTGCACCTTTAGGCATCGGCCCCGACCATCTTGGAAATTGCGGATAATTCTTTGATCCAAATTCACTTGCAGCACCAATACCAGTTCGACTTCCTTTAGGATCATTACGAGTATTGAATTGCGTTGTTGCTCCACCTGAAAATTTTTGTCCAGCAAAACCAAAAGATATTTCGCCAAGTAATGATGAGGCTTTTACTTTACCGCCTTGAGCAACACGATTTGCAACTTTACCTCTAGATGATGCAACCCGTCTAATTTCATTTAATTCTTTTTGCGCAAGTTCTTGAACCCTGCGTTTTGTTTCCTTAACAGCAGTTTCATCCATTTGGCGCAATACTCGAGCAATCTTGTTTAACTCTCGTTTATCATAGGCAATCGATGGTTGCGTGCTAACTGCCATTTCTCGCCTCCAATACTTCGATCGCTGTTAATATGTCATCCGCATCAACCCATTCACTCATTGGTATATGAGTTGCAATTGCTAACTCAACCAATAATCTGTTTAGGCTTCCTGCTTTGTGGCTTTTGGGTTTGCATCACCGACAATGACATCGGCTACATTTTCCATCCAAATATCCATTGGTTTGATTGGTTTGCTTCCGGCAATCTCACGCTTATGAGCATGATAAGCCAAAAACATAAGATCCCAAATACCCAGCTTCTCGGATGCTTGTCCAATGACATTTCCTGTCTGCTTTTCCCACTTTGCCCACTCAGGCGGTTGGGCAATATAAGTTGCTTGCTCGCCTGAGCTGTATTCAATTGTAATTGGTAGTTTCATTTTGCTCCCGTTGCTAGTTTTTAACTAAAGGTTTCTACTACTGCGCCTTTAGATACTGTAAATGTAAATGATACTGTCTGAGCATCAATTCCTGATCCACCAGCAGTTGGAAACTCAGGCTTTACAGGAAACACAAATTGCGCTCCTGATGCAGCTGTAAGTGTCATGCTGATGTCTGTATCGGGTGCAGTTTCAGCAGCAGCCCATAAAGCCTCGCATACTGAGTTTGCCTTGCCCCAATCAGCCAACATATCCAATTGGAATGTTCCTGAAATGTTTGTTGTCTTGTATGCCTCGCCCTCAAGGGTCTGATATACCTGACGCTCATTAACTTTGGTTAGAACTGCATTTGTCGCTTGTGCTTGAATATCTGTTCCACCTGTGAAAGATAAACCAACATCACGACCGGTAATTACGACTGTTGCCATGATTTCTCCTTATACTGTTTGTGTGTAGTAGGTAGATACTCGAACATCTGCGATGAGCAGCGTGCTTGCACCAACTTGAGTAACTGTCGGTCTTTCAACCGAGCTGACAATGTATCCAACTGGAATGACTGCCAGAACACTTATAATCAATTGCTCGATATTGTCGAGCGATGCAGGATTGCTGTTATATGCAACTGCAACTGTAATGGTCATATTAATTTTAGCCCGAATGTTTGTTTTGCTTATTGTTTCAAATTCAAGATACGGAGAATCTGGAACGCAGACAATTGCTGGGGGAATTATAGACTCTGGAACCCAAGCGTAAACATTTCCTGCAACAGTAGATAGTGCAGTTGCTAAAGGTGTTCTAATCTGTTCAAGGATTGTTTGATTAGGCATTTATTGACACATGCTTTCAGGGTCAATATATGAACCTAACAAACCAACGCACTTATTGAAAAGTGATCGACCCATTCTAAAAGGTGTAGCTGTAAAATCTACTCCTTCGATTTGTCCTCCGCCGGCAAGTCTTGCTTGGAAAACTTCGACTGAAACTGTATAGACGGCTGATTGAACAGCCGCGTTTCCAACATAAGTTGATCCGCCAGAAAGGGCAGCAACTCCGGATGGGATGACATTAGCCTCGAGTATGTCGGCATTAGTGATCGATTGCGAAAAGGTATATTGTCCAAGATTATCTGCCAACACAACTCTTGTTCCGTTGTAAGGGCTTCCGCATCCTGTGATGATGACTGTTTGTCCTTCGGTAAATTCATGAATTCCTAGTGTAGTGAAAGTGGCGACATTATCAGTCAGCGACACTTTTTCAATTGGGCTTTTAAATGTAACTAGCATCGGCAGGATGACGGTTTCAGCCGAATCTATTATTTGATTTAGGTAAGTGTCATCATATAAAGCAGACGACACGCCAAGCACAGATCGCAACTGTGAGGCTGTAATTATGGTTGGCATGTCATCTCCTTACTCCCTTAATGGATGCCTAGGATCGGGAGCAACCCTAGGCACTCAGTTAAATCAGTTGACTATGCAACCATGAATCGGTAAGCGCCAGCGCCAACTTTAGTGGCAAGTGCGCCATAACCATAGTAAGAAACCTCGATCTGTCCGTTCAACGCCACATTAGTTTGAAGGCGTGTTCGTGCGCTTTCGTACCATGTGTATGAATCTGGATTGATTAAGCAAAGTGAATCATCAGCCGTTGGTGCTCCAACTGCCATGTTGCGAGATACTCGAAGGTTTAATCCAAGCAAGTTTCCGCCAAGTGATTGACCAGTTAGGTTTCCGCCTTGATTTTGATTGCCAATTAGGTTTTGGTAAATTGGGCGACCATTGTCAGCAAGGTTCATGATTGCACCAAATTGCTCTGGTGAAACAAGAATGTTTGTTGCTGTTCCAAGTGTGTTTTTGTAGATTGAAACAGATCCGTCTGATACGAAATCAAGAAGTCCTGCTGCATCTAATGTGCGGTTTCCGCCATCTGTTCCGCCAGCAACTAAGCCAGCAATAACTGCAACATCTGTTGCTTTGATGTAAGCGAATTCCATTTGCTTAACTAACTCGTCAAAGAATGCTGGTGATGAGCGATCTAACAACTCAACTGAGAAAGTTTGTCCGCCAGCGTATTTCTTAACATTTACAGTTAAGAATGAGTTTGTTAATCCTGTTTCGATAATTGCATCTGCTTCAGATTCCTCTTGAACCACAGGAACAACTGTGATTTTAGGGATTTCGAATGACATGCCCGCATCAGGTAGAACGCCACGAGATACTGAATCTACGGCTGGACGATCTGCATTTGATAATGGGTTGATGATCTCTGTCAATTGACGAGTTGGAACAAGACCAGCGTTGTTTGATGTTGTGTCATCTGCTGCACGAACATACATCTTGCTGTCATCATTTCCTAGTGCAGCACGAACTGAGTGCTCTAAATATGTTGCTTTATTTACGATTGGTGAGCGTGGCTTTGTGTAAGCAACTGGTTGAGTTGCTTGAACTGCCACAGGCTCTAATTTCGCTGCTTCTACCGCTTCGGTGGCGATAGGAGCATCTGAAGTTATATCAGACAATTTGTCCTCCTGTGTTGTTTTATCCTCAGCGGTTGCTTCGGAATTCTCTGGTGTGTTTGTTGCAACTACTTTTTCAACTTTCGCTGATGCAATTGCAGGGTCAGACACCAAACTGACTTCATGCAAGGAACTTTGTGAAATAACCATTGCTCCATCTTTGTTATCCCACGCATCAACCATTACGCCAACGGAAAATCCATCACGCAATCCTGTGGCTGCTTCCTCAAGAGCGTCATCCGCTGCAAAAGTCTTTGCCAATTTAAATGTTCCTTCCAAACCTGAATCTGTCGAAGTAATATCGACAAGTTTTCCTAAAGGTCTAGTTTTGTCGTGTTCAAGTAGAAGTTTGACGGGTTTAGAAAAATCAATGCTGTCTTTAGCAAAAACAGTCTTTCCTGCTGAAGTATTTCCTGCCTCATTCCAACTTACAATGACCCCAGAAATTGTTCTCTTATTTGTATCAGCAGCGGTTATGGTAATTGGGAAATTAATCTTCATCGGATTAAGTCCTCCTCCTCTTGGATTTGCTCAACGCTCATTGCGCCAATGCGGTTTAGGATTTCATAAACTTGCGCACGCTCTAATGCTGCACCACGCAAGAAATCATCAATGTCAAATCGGACTTCAACACCATTTGGAACAAAATCAGCAGCAGATAATCTTTGCTCTATTGGAGTAGTTATATTTCTTAATGAAAAGTCAATAAGTGCTTTTCTTTCCGCTGTCATGTTTGAATAAGTCATTGAAGTAGTTTCAGCAGATAAAAAACTTGCAGGAATGCCTACTGCTCTTGCGCATTCTAAAGCAAGATATTGGCGTGCTTCATTTAATTGTAATTTAGCCGGATCAAATCCAAGAGCAGTTAATTCAACATCAGCATTTAAGAATGCAGTTGCTCTTGTTGATCTTGCCACTTTCCAACTCTCAAGCAATTTTGTAATTCGCTCTGGGGTAAGATTTGTGCCATTTGATTTTAATACCATTGTTGGAACTGGCTCTTTTGCGTATAACTCGGCAGCCTTTTCTAATTCTTGTGCTGCTCTAATTGTGCGACCTGCTCGATTTAATACACCTTCATCAAGTCCGCTGAAAACAATAATACTGCCAACGCCGCTTGCAGGAATATACATTCCGTCAATTAAATATTCAGTAATTTCTGTTTGTGCAGCATTTGTGTTGTAAGTAATTCGACTTGGTTCAACTCTTGTCCATGCACGAATGCGACTGCCATCACTTGATGAATAAGCGTCGAGAACAATTCCATACGCCGTTCCCGTAAAAAGTAAATCCTCCGCCAAC